GTGTCCGTTGAGGATTTTGAGGTAGTGGAGACTGCCCACGCAAACCCTACGGAAGCAACAGCGTCCGCCGCCAGTTAGCGGAACTGCTGTTGGCTACCGGGTGGTGGCCTCCGAACATCGAGTTTGATTCTGAGGATTTGGCTACCGTGTTACTGCTGGCGAGAAAGCAACAACAACGTGGCAGTTGAAAGCACCATTCAGATTTACGGCATCAAGGCCGCTCTAAAAGAGCTGAACACCATTGATGCCAAGTTGCGTCGTGAAGTGACAAAGGATTACAAGCAGATTGTGTCGAGTGTCGTGGCTGATGCCAAAGCTGCTATGCCTAGCCAAGCACCGTTGAGTGGTATGAATCGTGGCTGGAAAACCAAATCTGGCTTTGAGATTATTCCTAAAGATGGTTGGTCAACTGCTGCTGCACAAAAGATGTTGGCAGCCAAAATCAATACTAAAAAAATCAAAGAGTTTCGTGGCACCAAAGTCAATGTCGGCACGTTTCGCATTGTGTGGACTGGTACGGCAAACACCATTTTTGACATTGCTGGACGTAAATCAAGTGGCACGTTTGTAGATCGGCTAAATGCCCGGTATGGGCGCGCCTCTCGAGTGTTGTGGCCTTCGTACGAAAAGAACCAATCGCAGGTTGAGCAAGAGATGATTGCGTTGTGTGAGCGTGTTATGCGTGAGGTCAATCGCAATCTCGTTATGGCTCCACAGAGTTCGTAGGATGTAGCAATGGCTGTCAACATACCCATCGTCTCAGAATTTGACTCGAAGGGCATCAAGAGCGCAATCAGTGAATTCAAGAGCCTCGAGGGCGCTGGCGCGAAAGCCCAGTTCGCCCTCAAGAAGGCTGCCATCCCGGCAGCTGCGGCTATCGGTGGGCTGGCTGTCGTTATCGGTGACGCAACCAAAGCCGCTATTGAGGACGCAAAAGCACAAGCCCTGCTCGCTCAGGCCATTACCAATAACACGCTGGCTGGGGAAGCCAACATAAAAGTGGCGGAAGCTTTTGTTGAGAAAACGATGATGTCGGCAGCGGTTGCGGACGATGAGTTGAGGCCAGCTCTAGCCTCGCTCGTTCAGGTGACCGGAGAGATGACTTCGGCACAGGATGGCTTGACGCTGGCCCTCGACATCGCAGCGGCCACTGGCGTTGATTTGGGCACGGCTACGGATGCCATCGCTAAGGCGTACGGTGGCAACACCAAGGCTCTCGGTACGTTGCTGCCCTCGGTACGCAGCCTCATCAAAGAAGGCGCGTCACTGGATGAGGTGTTTGCGGCTGTGGCTGGTACGGTCGGCGGATCAGCGGCTGTGGCTGCCAACAGCGCCGAAGGTCAAATGAAAAAACTGTCATTGACCATTGGCGAAACAAAAGAAGCACTCGGAGCAGCATTTTTGCCGATACTTGAACGAGTGCTACCAACCTTGCAACGATTCGCTACATACCTAAAAGACAACACGCAAATTATCATCGGTGCCATTGCGGTAGTCGGTTCATTGTCAGCAGCTATTTTGGCGCTCAATTTTGTAATGAATGCCAACCCATTTACATTGGTTGCAACAGCACTAAACCTGTTGGTAGTTGGCTTTGTCGCGGCTTGGACTAAGAGCGAAACCTTCCGCAACGTGTTCTCCAAAGTCGCTAACGCAGTAATCGGCTACATGAATGGCATCCTCAACACGTGGGAGTTCGTCATCAACGGCATTATTTCAGGAATCAATTTGGTGATTCGTGGAATCAATTTGATAAAGCCAGGTTCGGACATTTCGTTCATTCCAGAGCTGTCAATAGGCAACATTCCGACGCTCAAGCCGGGCGGTGGTGGTGGCGGCCCGACAGAAGCTGCTGGCCCTGATCGAGTGGAGCGCATGATTCAAGTGCCAAGCATCCCGGCCATTGCCCCGGTCACGTTGCCTGCACCATCGGGTGGCGGTGGCGGTGGTAGTCGCGGTGGCGGTGGTGGTGGCATGACCGTCATGCCGTTTGACCCTTCGGTGTATGACCCCAAGAGCCGCTACTACGAAGTACCAGCCATGCTCGATGCCGCGTACGCCCCGAAACAGGCTGTGTACAACGTGACGGTCAACAGCACCATTGCCGACGAGCGCCTAGGTGACACCATCGTAAACGCATTGAAACAGTACAACCGTCGCAGCGGCCCACTTGACGTACAGATTGCGTAACCATGGCTGCAAGCGTTGTCCAATCAGGTAGTTACCTGCTAGAGCTTGACACAGGCTTTGACTACAACTCATTCAGGTTGGATGACGCAACCAAGGGCGTGCTAAACAATACGAGCTACACGCTTGGCCCTAATACGACATACGCAGACATCACCGAGTATGTGACCGAGGTTGCCTACAAGCGAGGTCGCCGCAACGTGGACGATCAGTTTGGTGCCGGGACGATGAGTTTCCGCATGACCGACGAGACAGGCATTCTCGGGCCGTATGACACTGCCAGCCCCTATTACGACCCGAGCAACGACAAGCCCGGGCTTGCACCTATGCGTCGAGTCAGGCTGAGCCGATCATCGGAATACCTGTTTGTCGGCTACGTCACGGCTTACAACTACGAGTTTGCTTTGGCTGGCCCTAACACGGTGGCGGTGCAATGCTCAGACGATTTCTATTTGCTGGCTCAGACGCAGATGGCTGCGTTCAACCCGAGTGCGGAAACCTCGGGAGAACGCATTGAGACTGTTCTAGCGTTGCCAGAGGTCAATTACACAGGCACCACGGCTATTGACGTGGGCACGGTCAACATGGGCCATGACAGCTCATACACGCTCAATGCCGGGCAAAACACGCTGAGCTACATCACGCAAATCAACCAGGCAGAGCAGGGCCGCGTGTTTATGAGTCGGGCTGGCGTGTTCACGTTCCAGCCGCGTATCGGAGCCACGCTGAGCGGTTCGGTCATCACGTTTGCCGATGACAACACCAACACACCGTATGACAACGTGGAGATTGAGTTTGACGCTGATGGCGTGCTAAATCGCGCGTACGTGCAGGCGCTTGATGGCAAGAACGCATTGGCTGAGGACTTGACCAGTCAGGCCACGTACTTTATTCAGTCGCAGTCGATTACCAACAGCCTGCTGCATCAGCAAGGCGAAATTGATGACCTAGCGGACTATTTGCTTGAGCCTGAACCTGCCCCACGCTTTACGGCTGTCAGCACCAGCTTTGCCCTGCTAGACAACGCTGAGCGTGCGTTGGCTGCCACCGTGGACATCGGAGACACCATCACGGTCACCAAGGACATCACCGGGCTGTCAACCATCACATCTGAGTTGAGCATTGAAGGCATTGAGGGCAACATCAATTTTGCGTCAGGGCATCGAATTACGTACTACACCGCCCCGACCACCATCGTGTTCCAGCTCATTTTGAACGACCCGGTGTACGGTCAACTTGATGGCACAAACGTATTAGGATGAGGTAACCATGGGCGCTAACGCACAGACAACTGTTCCAACATTTACGGCTGCACAGGTTCTGACTGCCGATCAGATGAATCAGAGCGCTCGAACTGGTGTGCCAGTGTTCGCGGATACCACAGCGCGTGACGCTGCGTTTGGTGGCTCAGGTGAAAAGACTTTGGCGGAAGGCCAGTTGTGTTATTTGGAGGACAGCAACAAGGTCATGTACTATGACGGCTCAGCGTGGGCTAACCTTGGAAGCGTGACTAACGTAGCTGCTTTTACTGCTTCGGGTACGTGGACTGTTCCAGCCGGAGTTACTTACGCAATTGCGCACATTCGTGCAGGCGGCGGCGGAACAGGTGTGAGCGCTGGCGCTGGCGGCAATTCGTCCGTGGCTTTTTCTGGCGGCACCGTTACGGCAACTGGCGGTAACGCAAATACATTCACCGTCAACTCAACACCAGTAGCAGGTGCAGCCAATAGCGGAAATGGTGCAATAGGTAATTTCTTTACAACGGGCGAAATCAATACTTCTCATGCACAAAACGGTGCGTATGTTGTTGCTGGTGGCGCAGTAACACCAGCCGCAAGCATCACCATTACGGTCGGCGCAGGTGGTACTGCTGGTACATCAGGTGCAGCAGGTGGCAGCGGCTACATTTGGATTGAGTATCAAGTATGAGCGAGCGCACAGTAGCAATCGTTGAACCCGACACCACCAAAGGCGTGGTAGTCAACGTAGAAGTCGTAGCAGCCGATTGGGTCAACAACGACCCAGCGCACTACATCGAGTACGACGAAGCACATCCAGCCGCAATCGGCTGGGAAGTCATTGATGGCGTAGTACAAGTACCGCCAGCACCTGAACCTGACGAGGAGTAATGCGTGTCTCCCAAGGTGACATCCATGCTCGAAGATTGGTTGAAAGCTTTCGTCGCTGGAAGCGTCGCCGTGCTTATCACAAGCAACTACAACGTCGAAGGCGCGCTAAAGGCCGGAATAGCAGCAGTGCTGCCAATGATCTACGCTTGGGCAAACACTAAAGACACGCGGTACGGACGCAAGTGAAATACCCGGTCAAGCCAGTAGTACTACCTGCTGACCTACGAGGCGTACAACCAGGCCGATTGCCTGCCTACCTGCTCAAAACTATTCGGCCCTATGGGCAACTACATCCTTTGGCGGCTCAAGCGTGGGAGGCTATGCGTCGAGCTGCACACGCTGACGGCATCAGACCATTCAAGCCCACGAGCGTCGCAGACACGTACAGGAGCCTTGAAACGCAGGAACGAGGCTTTCTAGCCCGATACACGACAGCACCTATCCCAACTACGTCTGTGCGCACGTACAAAGGGCAGAAGTACTACCTAAAGCCCGGCATGGCACCGATGGCAACACCGGGCACATCAATGCACAACCTCGGTCTGGCTGTGGACGTAAGCAGCGCTAGCGGTGATCGACTCAAATGGATGCTCGCTAACGCCGACTGGTACGGATTTTGCTGGGAACTGCAATCCGAGCCTTGGCACATCAGGTACTACACAGGGGACAAGGTACCCTTGAAAGTGCAGCAGTTTGTGAGCCTGCATGCCGACCGAAATCTACGTAGCGCTAATTAGCGGTATTGCCATCATCTGCGCAGCTGTCCTGCCAGCCATCCTGATTGAGCGTGCACGCAAAGAAAATGCTGACGATCACGCATACGTCCGCAAGATACTTACTAGGGTGGAACACAAGATTGACAACCACCTGGAGGATCACGACAATGGCGTTACGCGACGAAATAGAACCAAGACAAAATAGGTTGCACGACCTAGGCGTTTGGATTGATGCACAGCCAAACGGCGAGGAATGGTACGACCTGATTTACAACTTGGATTACAGCAATCACTCGATAGCCCGGCTGCTGACCAAACATGGGTTTAAGTGCGATTGGAACGTTGTGTATCGATTTAGGCGCAAGCATGTCTCTAAGTAACGAGATTGCTCAGGAGCAGACGCTCGAGCAGTTGCGTGAGGCGCTGAAGCGTTCTCAACAGCAGTACGCCAAACTCAAGGTCAAGAACGACGAGCTGGTGCAGGCTGTGTATCAGGCCGCCAAGGATGCAAGCCTTGGTACGCCACCAGTAAAGGTCAAGCCACCGACCAAGGACACTCGCAAAAACAAAGCCGAGGTCGCAGTAATCCATTGCACCGACTGGCAGCTCGGCAAGAAGTCTGTGTCGTACGGCTCGGAAACATGCGGTCAACGCATAGATCGCTTCATTGACAAGACGCTGCACATCACCGAGATTCAACGCAAACATCACCCGGTACGCGAAGCAGTGCTAATGCTTGGCGGTGACATGGTGGAAGGCATGGGCATTTTCCCCGGGCAGGCGTACGAGGTGGACAGCCACCTATACGAGCAACTGTTTGAGGTGTCCAGGCTGATTGCCAAAACGGTGACAACACTTGCCAGCAACTTTGAGACTGTGCGCGTCGTGTGCGAATACGGCAACCACGGGCGCATTGGTCGCTACGGCGAAATGCCGAAGGGTGACAACGTGGATCGAATCTCGTATGAGATTGCACGCAACAAGGTGGGGCATCTAGTCAAGGATTGGCAGTCATCTGATGCTTGGTATCAGATTGTCAAGATTGGCAACTACACGGCGCTGTTAGTACATGGCGATGAAATCAAGAGCTTTGGCGGTAACACGCCAGCGTTTGGCATTCTGCGCAAAGTCAACGCTTGGGCAGGTGGAGTCATTGAGGATTTCAATGACTGCTACATGGGCCACTGGCATACGCCAATGAGCCTCACGATGAGCAACGGAGGTCGCATTTTTGTGACAGGCTCCCCAGAGTCGCACAACGAATACGCTCGAGAGTTCGTCGCAGCCACCGGGATACCAAGCCAACGATTGCACTTCGTTGACCCAGACAAAGGCCGGGTAGCGGCGGAGTACGTGGTATGGCTGGACTAGACGGAGCCATTGTCCAGGTGACGTGGCATGACGCTCACAGCCTGGACAACAACGAATGGCACGAACTAGGGGACATTGATGACCAGCCACTGGTATGCGTGTCCGTGGGCATCCTGAAGCGGTACAAGCGTCACTGCGTACTTATTCAGACCTGCACAGCCGATCAGGGTGCTGACAACGTGCTCCTCATACCGTGGGGAATGGTACGAAAAGTAGAGAAACTGAGCATCCCACACAAGCGACGAAAAAGCCGCTAAGGTCAAAACAGGCTTCTGGAGGGGCCTACACATGACACACAACCTGATTACCTACGAAGTCCTCACCGGGCTTTGTCCAGATACAGCGCAACAATTCCACTTGGTAGTGTTCAGGAACGCTGAAGGCGAGGTCGTAAAGGCCCAGCTGCGTTACCGATTCAACGCTGACGAGGATTGGAGCGAGCCATCAAAACTGACCCATCAGCCTCGCATCGACCCGGAACACCCGAGCGTCGCATGAGTCCCCTAGCAGTGATCGCCTTGGCTTTGTCCGGGCTATTTGGCGTGACCTTGGCTGTTACGTCCGACCCACAAACCGACACCATCGGGCTGGTGTCCGAGTCCACCGTGTACACGGCTCCCCTTTCGGGCACGGTGGGCTTGGACACCGCTTCAGACGCTTCAGGAAGCCCTGAGAGCGTCGTAACGACCATGCCCGCATACACAGGCCCAGGCTGCCGAGAATGGGCTGACACAGCCCTACGAGCAGGCTTCGTGCTTGATGACCTATGGCTAGCGCTACAGGTCGCAGAGCTTGAGTCAGCCTGCCTGCCCAATGCCATCGGTGACAATGGGCAGAGCTTCGGCCTGATGCAGATTCACACGCCATCATGGTGCCAACCGAACAAATACTGGCCTCGCGGCTACCTGCAAACCAAAGGCATGATCGATGACTGCACCGAGCTGTTTGACCCACTGACCAATCTGTGGGTGGCATGGCACATCGCAACGAACTACGGCTGGGAGAACTGGAGCACGTACGACAATGTTGTGGGCTGACTATTTCTTTGCCGGGGTGTTTACCACATACATCGTGGGATGCGTGTACTACATTGTCAAAACCACGGAGAGGAAAAAGTGAGCAGCAACATTGACCCGGGCGATGCCGCGTATCGAGCATGGCAACTCACCAAGAACGGTGAGCGCATGGCACAGTACGGTCACCCATTTACGGACTACACCATGGTGCGTCGTATCTTTGGCGTGCTGACTAACTTCAAGCACAACCTGACTGTGCAGGAGGCCATCATGTTTATGGTGGCAGTCAAATTGGCTCGGCTGATGAAAAGCCTTGACAACGAAAAGATGCACGAGGACTCACTCGTTGACGCAATTGGCTACCTGAACTGCTTGCACATGGCTGACGCAC